CTACGCGGCTTCATCTTGATCGCCCCGCTGGTTTGCGAAGGGCCAGTACGTTGCCGGCCTTTGGACATACACGCTGCCGTTGCCCTTCTTGGCTACTGAGTTAGCAGTCGAGCCGTCGGCGGGCCTAACTCTATTGCGGCCGGCAAGGTCAAGCGTTTCCATCGTCCAGCATCTAGCCGCGTTACGATGCCAACCGCGCTCCGTCATCTCGGCCTCGGTCAGGCATCGCCGATTGCCTTGCCATTGGCCCGGCGCGGCATAGTCGCCCGTGCGGTGGCGGTCAAAGGCCCGTTCGCGGCTGAAGTATTCGCCGCAGGCGCGGCACAGGCACGCGCGGCCGGCCAGGTTGGGGGCGTTCAAGCCCCACCGCCTCGCCCGCCCTTTAGGGCCTGGCAAAACTCGCCGTGCAGGTAGCAAGCCGCCGTGTCCAGCAAGTCGGCTGCATCGACCGTGCCCGGCTCGGGGTAGTCGGTACCGGCCGCCACCAATGCGAGCATCCGGCGGGCCACCTCGACGGCCAGCGCTGCCATTTCGTGCAGACACGCATTGCACGGGGTATGCTCGCAGCCGCAGGGGCTGTCAGCCTTTGCACCTGCCCCCTGATTCCCGTCGGTCGCCAAACTTGCCGGGGTCAGGGGGTTCTCGTTGGGGTGGCTCATGCGACCGCCTTTGCATCGCGTTCGGCAATGCGACGCGCGGCCCATTCAACAATTTCGCGCTCCACCCACGCGCTTGCACGTTCACCTAGCTTCACGGGTGCGGGAAAGTCACCGGACCGCACCCGACGGTAAATCTCACTACGCGAAAGCCCTGTACTAGCTTGTACCTGTGGCAATCGCAGCAAGCCATAGACGGCATTCGCCGAGGTCGTTTGTCGCATGGTTGTACCCCTCAAACATCATTGGCCGGCGCCGGATGGTGCTGGCCGCTGCGGGATGCAGCAATGCACAAACTATTGATTTAGGATCTACTACGCGAGGAAAAGTTCAGACCTTACTTTTCCTCACTAGCGCTCGATACGTGCAGTCCTGTGAACCCACGCATCATCCGTAGAATGCTGTCTGCGTCCGGCTTACCGCCCATCTGGTTCGAAAGCTCTTCGGCGACTTCACTGCGGGTCATGCCTTCGCGCAGCATTCGGTCAAACTCCCACGTCAACCACACTTTTCGAAACCGCGACGCCGTTCGCTTGGCATAGTTCCCTGCCCCTTTTTTGGTCGGACCGAAGAAAGCCTCCTCCAGACTCATCTTCCCTCTCGCACCCACGTAACGCTTCCAGACTTCGAATAATCCGAAAAGCAGCTCGGGCGGGGGATAGAAGCCCATGTCAACGTAGTAGAACAGCGTGGAAAGTGGCGAGTCTGACGTCTTGCACTCCGAACCGCGTTTCATGATCGGCTTTCCGTGAATGCTGTACTGCTCGTTAAGCTCATCCCAAGCTTCATTGAACGAGTCTGCAACCGGATAATCTCCGCCTCGAACGTCCTCTAGGTAGCGATACCACGCTTCCACTTCCTCCCATTGGGCGTCGAGATCTAAAGCCTCACCACGCGCCATTGCCTCCACATTTTTAAAGGCTCTATCTAGCAGACCCTTGTTACTCATTGCGCCCCCTCACTCACCATGCAGAATAGCCGCGCCATGCGACAGCGGTATCTGACTTTTCGCCCCGTCGGACTCGGCGCTACAAATCAATCAATTGGCCTTGCGCTTTATCGGAATGATCATGGCCCCCACCCGCAGGCCATCCAGGAAATCGGCCCACGCCTGCATCATCTTCCGGCGCTCGCTCAGGTACTGCGCGCGGTTGTAGGCGGCGCGGACCTTGTTTCGCTCAGCATGGGCCAACTGGCGCTCGATCACGTCCGGCGACCAGCCCATTTCATTCAGGTGGGTAGACGCCATCGCGCGGAAGCCGTGCGCGGTCATGGTGTCTTTGTCGTAGCCGAGCCGGCGCAGGGCTGCGTTGATCGTGTTTTCGCTCATCGGCCGGTTAGGCGTTCGCAGGCTCGGAAAAACATAGCGCCCGCGTCCGGTCAGTGGCTCCAGTTCGCCCAGGATCGCCAGCGCATGCGACGACAGCGGCACGATATGCGCCTCGCGCATCTTCATCCTGCCGGCCGGGATGCGCCATTCCGCACCGTCCAGGTCCAGCTCGGCCCATTCCATCGCCCGTAACTCGCCGGGGCGCACGAACAACAGCGGTGCCAGCCGCAGGGCACATCGGGTCGCCAACTGGCCGGTATAGCCGTCCATTGCTCGCAGCAGGTCGCCCATCTGCGCCGGGTCGGTGATCGCAGCGCGCGAGCGGGTCACCACCGGGGCCAGCGCCCCGCGCAGGTCTGCGGACGGGTCGCGCGTCGCGGCACCGTGGGCGACGGCATAGCGGAACACCTGCCCGGCCCGTTGCTTGGCTCGGTGTGCGGATTCGTGGGCACCTCGGGCTTCGATCCGTTTCAGGGTCGCCAGCAGTTCGGGGGCGTCAATCTCGGCAATGGGGCGCGCGCCCAGCCACGGGAACAGATCATTCTCGAAGCACGCCAGCGCCTTGGCGTATGTCGCCGTCGCCATGCCTCGCTTCTGGCCGGCCAACCACTCGCGGGCGATGGCTTCAAAGCTGTTGGCCGCTGCGACCCTCTCAGCTCGCTTGCGCGCCTTCTTGATCGCAGCAGGGTCGCCGCCGTCACGGATCACGGTCCGCGCCTCATCGCGGCGCTTGCGGGCCTCGGCCAGCGATACCTCGGGCCACGCACCGAAGGACAGCAGCTTCTCGCGCCCCGCGTGGCGGTACTTCATTCGCCACAGGCGTGAGCCGCTGTCCGTGGACAGCAGGAACAGTCCCCCACCATCGAACAACTTGCCAGACTTGGCCGCCTTGATCGCCGCCGCCGTCAGCTTGCCGGTGTTCGCTGCCATGCCCTACGCCCCTCTCGATACCCCCACAGGGGGCCGGATACCCCCAACGGTACCCCCGCGACTGCAGGGCTGCAATGGGACGCCTTGGAACGTCAGGCAACAAAAAACCCCGCGTTTGCGGGGCTTTCGTGATGATTTCGGGTTGTCTTGGGACTTGCTGAAACCGTCAATTGGTGCCGGAGATAGGCGTCTTCGGCACCAATCTCGTTGCGCGCAATTCGGTCCTGTTCGCTTGAAAAGCCCGTCAATTATGGCTTTCAGGTCTCGAGCAAGGTTCCCGTCCCGCCCCATTTGGCCCCGTTGCGGTATCCTGCGGCCCCACGTTTGGCCCCACGGACCGTATGGCGAGCATCGTCCCGTACCGCAATGGCTGGCGCGTCCAGATCAAGAACCGGCACGGCCGGGATTCTGCCACGTTCAGGACGAAGCGCGAGGCGGCCCAGTGGGCCTTGCAGCGCGAGGCGGAGATTTCGGGGACCAAGGTGCCAGACAAATCCCTGGCAGAGGCCCTGGACCGATACAAGCGCGAGGTGAGCCCCGAGCACAAGGGGGCTCGCTGGGAAGCCCTCCGATTGGATTCCCTGTCCCGGCATCCCATTGCCCGCACGCCAGTGGCCGAGCTGGTCGGGCCGGACGTCGCCGAATGGCGGGACGACAGGCTTAGGGAAGTCGCTCCGGCTACTGTCGCCCGAGAGATGACGCTGCTCCGATCGGTGCTCGAGGTCTGCAGGCGCGACTGGGGCTGGATCCGCACGAACCCAATGACCGATGTCAGGCGCCCTCGATCGCCGCCAAGCCGAAAGCGTCGGATCACGCCGGAAGAGGTGGAGCGAGTTGCTATTGCCTGCGACCTGGTCGACGGCGACAACGCAGAGACCGCCCTTCAACGTACCGGTTTGGCGTTCCTTTTCGCCCTGGAGACCGCAATGCGCGCCGGCGAGATCCTCAGGCTACGCTGGGAGGACATTGGGAACAAGTCGGTAACGCTGTCAGAGACAAAGAATGGCGATGCTAGGCGAGTTCCGTTGTCGCCAAGGGCTCGCGAGATCGTCGCGGCACTACCGCAAGTCGCTGAGACGGCCTTCAATCTTCACCCTGGCACCCGGGATGCATTGTGGCGAAAGGCCGTCCAAGCTACCAAAATCGAAGATCTTCACTTCCACGACTCCAGGGCCGAGGCGATCTGGCGCCTGTCCAAGAAACTGGACGTTATGGAGCTGGCAAGGGTCATCGGCCATCGCGACTTGAAAAGTCTCATGATTTATTATCAAGCAGACGCCGACGAGTTGGCTGACCGCCTTTAGAGGCGACTGCAACCCACACCTACTCACTAGATTCAAAGGCCCAAATCTGGCCAATGAAGCATTCTCTCACCGCAGCGAAATGTACGAGATACCAGACTAAATACAACTAAGCGTCGGCTTCAAGTCTGTGCAAGAACTTCTCTAGCCTACCCTTCGCTTCATCCCTCGATTGATAATAGCTCTCGTACGCCGCACGTGCGCTCAAAATGAGGCTCTCGTAAGTCAGCACTCGAGCCCCCAAGGCCTCAAGAGAATCAAGTTCCTTACCGTCTAGATGAGAGCGATCAGAACATACAAAGTATATTGAAACAACTGCGGACGCGCCCCCGCCATCCATCCACTCGCTATGTTGCCGAACGTACTCCTCCACAGCACGCCTATAACGATTACATTGGTCAAAAATTTTTCCGAATGGTACTCGAACGCCGGGCCTCTTTAACTCAACGACGACATGTCTTCCTGACTGCGTTCTGTAAGCAATATCCAACCTTGCACCATCCTTAGTGTCCGGGCAGCTCTTCTTCAGGTACTCTGAGAGCCGAACCTCCTTCTTTTGTGTGCCCTGGATACGATCCCACGTAGGATCAAGAAGCCACAGATGATCCAGCAGGTAGCCCTGCACTACACCTTCAAGTTCTGACGAATTAATCTTTGTCTCAAAGGCCTGGATTACCTCAAGCCTTTGATGACTTATCTCATGAAAGTAACTCTCCTCTACAGCATCGAGGGTTGCAAATATAGCCTGAAACTCTGGAGAAAAAACATCTTCAACTCCGTTAAGCTGATCCAAGGCATTCTTTACCCTGAGCTTCTCAAAGGCTACCATGGTGCTGCGATACAACATTGATCTAGCGCGTCGGTTTCTCGCACCATCGTTATAGAACTGGACTTTCTCAATAGATCGAATCAGTTTTCTGGCCAACTTCTTGTCAGCCGTTCTTTCTATACTGTCGATCCACTCTCCGATGACATCGGAGTCAGCACCAGCCTCTTCTCCGCCCACCTCGGATCGCCAAAGATCCCATTGATCACGGATCTCGGAAAGAGTCGCTATTAGATGCGATCTAATAGCAATGTAGACGGGGTCATACTGGATAACAGATTCTCGTGCAGATGTCGCCCTATCGACATCATCCGAATCTAAGAAATCTGCATGTATCTCGCCGACGATGTAGCTGTTGAAGTAGCGCGTGTCACCAACGTCCGCGAGCATGTCCTCTTGCCAGAGTCTTCCATTGGCGAAGAGTGACACCTGATTGATACTCTCTCCCTCCGAACCAAGCTTACTAGGAACATCTACCGTACCGATGAACCCACGAACCCTAACAGCTCTTCCTTCAATATCGATAACATTCGAAATCTTTTTTGCAGCTACTTTGCCATTGAGGGATTCGGGTTTGGCTAAGGGCGCGCGAAGCGCCACCGCCTCATTCAAAGCATCTTCGTCGAAGTACCAAATAAACTGGAGGTCTCGATGAACGCCTGCATCCGCCCGAGTAACCTCATGATCTCCCAGAAAAACTCTGAAGTTATGTTGAGGCCCGATGATTCCGAAACGACGTGCTAGGCGAGGTATGAGATAGCTCGCGCTTCGCTCCACAGAGCGATTCAGCTGCTCAAGCTCGATTCTGGTGCCATGGCCTTTCGGCAGGGCTACGGGCTCTGCAAGCATCCGAGGAAGATATAGAGCGTTCGCTCGCGACCGCGCCTCGAGCTCATCCACGTCGATCTCAAATCCTATAGGCTCCATACCAGAGACTTGGGTAGTAACTCGAACCTTACCAGCGATAGAGAACATTGCCAGCTTGCCGATACCCTTGCGCCCCATTACGCGGCGCTTGTTGTTATCGGACATGTTCGACCCTACGAACTCGCGCCTACTATAACCAACACTTAGGAATCGAGACTGGAGAGCGGATCGATCCATTCCGTGACCATCATCTGTCACAGTTAATCGACCATCCTCAGAGTTCACTTCTACCTTTACAGTCTCCGCTTCCGCGTCCCAGCTATTTGCAACCAGTTCGGTTAGCACGGAAGGTGCACTCGCATAGAGCTTCATTCCGAGGTGGTGCAAGACGTTGAGATGCACCTCGAAACGCAATGGTTCTTCAACATCCTCGCTTGTTTGGGTGATTTCGCCGACATCAATGGAGGTCACATCGCTTCTCCTTCCTTAGGACTTGAGGTGTTTCACCAGATGTCGTCCGACTGCCGCACCCAAGGGCGGAGGGACGGCGTTCCCGATATGTTTCCCCACGGTCATAAAGTCTATGGAGCCATCGGAGCCAAAGAATTTGTAGTCGCAAGGAAATCCCTGCAAAAGTGCAGCCTCACGCAGTGTGATTGCCCGATCCTGGACTGGATGTCCAAAACGGCCGGTGCCAAAATTGTATGACTGGGTTGTGATAGTCGGCGCGGGCTCGTCCCAAGCCATACGCGCATAGACGCTACGGAATGTCGAACCCGTGGACTTCCTGTGACACGCTGATCGCAAATCAAGTGGCCAGTCATGCCATGTGCCACCTGGTCTCGACGCCTTGATGCGCTTCATGTTCAATGGCGAAAGTGAGCGGGCTTTGTGAAGCGGATCTGTCGGGTGCTGCTCGCCTGCCCCAATCGCTGGCAATTCCCCAATCACTTGGCGTACGGTCAATGTGCCTGCGGAGCTGTCAGGCAGGGGATCCAGCTCTCCTATGGCTGACGCAATGAGGACGAGCCTGCGGCGACGTTGCGCAAGTCCAAACCGAGGCCCGTAGCAGAGCCTCTCTTGCACACTAAACCCATTGCTCAAGAGCCTCTCGACAAAACGCTTGAAGACAGCAGTTCTTCGCAGGCCTGCAACATTCTCCATCGTGACAAAATCTGGCCGCACCTCTTCAATAAGTCTGGAAAACTCATCTAACAGGCTCCACTTGGCATCTTGCGATGTGTCAAGGCCCCGCATATGTGTCGAGAATGGCTGACATGGAGCGCAACCTGCCATGAGCTTGAGGCCGTGTTCTGGAAAGAGCGCGGCCAACTCTTTACCACAAACGTCACGAATGTCTCGCGCGTGGAATGGGGCCTTGATATTGGCCTCATAGGCAGCCCGACAGCTCTCGTCGAAGTCGTAACCGGCAACCACACTTACACCAGCATTGTTCAAGCCGAGCGACAGACCTCCAACTCCGCAGAACAGGTCGACCGCATAAATTCTGTGCTTTTTCATACGCTCAGTTTATCCCCAGCGAGCTCAGCCGTCGACCGCGAGGCAACCTAGGCGGAGGAGGTAGCGCCAAGTGCCAGCGCCATCGCAAGCAACTGAATTCATTGCGAATTCTTTGACGCCACCACCCGCCTTTCACTGCTCACCGCGCTTGAATCCTACCTCAAAGTGAGCGCGCTTAGCGGCTCAGTTGAAGATTTCAGCGTTTGCTCAATGTTGACTGCGCGCCTCGGAGGCTACAGCCTTGCCCGCATGTGCTACTCCGCCCTGGTCAAAGCAGAGTTCACCCGCTTCGTGCGCGAGTACGGAGCCATCATGGACATCGAGACCTATGTGAAGACGTACTGGGGCGACGATGGCCGGCCGGTGGGTCGGCGGCCCAAGGTCCCGCGCGCCGCGGAGCGCGACATCCTCGAGCACGGGCCACCCGAGGTGGCCGAGCTCATCCGCCAGTGGGATGCCGCTGAGGTCAACGACCTGACCCAGGAACTCTTCAATCAACGCAAGCGTGTCGCCGATGGCGAACGGGCCCTGCAGGCCAAGGCCACGAAGAAGGCCGCTGAGGACGTGCGGATCGGCACTAACAAGGTGAAGGCGGCCCGGCGCCGGCTGGACACGATCGCCGGGAAGGCGTCAGAGCAGGACCACCGGATCTACCCCGGGGTCTACTGCCCGGTACTGGTGATCGAGGACGGGAAGCGCCACGTGAAGCTGATGCGTTACCAGTGCCGGCCGGCGGGCAAGCCCTCCGTCTACGACCGGAAGTACCCGGGCACCTACAACGCCAGGCGGGACAACCTCGAGGGCTTCTGGAAGGACCAGTTCGGCTACAGCCACGGGATCATGGTCGCCGACCGGTTCTACGAGAACGTCGAGGGGCCGGATGGCACCAACCAGGTCCTCGAGTTCGAGCCGCGCACCGGCGAGCCGATGCTGGTGGCCTGCCTGTGGTCCCACTGGACCGACCCCCTGGGCAAGGAGCCGGACCTGCTGTCGTTCGCGGCGATCACAGACGAGCCCGAGCCGGAGGTCGCTGCGGCCGGCCACGACCGCACGATCATCAACATCAAGCCCGAGCACCTGGACGCCTGGCTGCAGCCGGACCCGGCCGACCTCGCCGCGCTGTATGCGATCTTCGACGACAAGCGACACCCCTACTACGAGCACCGATTGGCTGCGTAGGGAGCGCCGCATGAAGGAGCTCGTGCATGACCACCACTGACTTGCCAAGATTCCCGCGGGCCATTTTCGACGACCAAGGAAACTACACCGTCAGGACCTATGGCCGATTCCACGTTCGTTCCACCCTGGTCGCGCGCTTCGCAGCACTGACAGATATAAGACGAGACCTAGAACGGGCTCACGAAATTCTGGACGCCTGCAGACAGATGGACGACGACGCACCGGATTTCGTTGAAGAGAGCCTGTGGAACTCGGCAATCATCACCTACGGTCGTGCTGTTGGAGTCGGGCACGCAAGGACTCCGGGCTTTGACGCTCGCAGCTACATCGCAGCAGAACTAGACGATGAGAGGCTTAGGGTTCACAAGTACGTTCTGACGCTTCGCGACAAGATGGTCGCGCACGACGACGGCGTTGGGAGGGCAAAGAGTCTTTGGATGTTCCTAACCCCCACACCGCCCAAAGATCCCGTCATGTTTGGCATCAGTGGAGGGAACGCGCGAGTAATCTCGCTGGGCACAGACATTGCCGACTTTCTTGCACCCCACTTCAAGTGGATGGCTTCACACTTCTCTGAGTTGGCAGAGACGGCGCGCTACGAAATCCAGGCTGAGCTCATTCGCACCCATTTCGTTGGTGTCGAGCTCCTAGGGCCCTACGAAGAAGAAGAGATAGACATCACGATCGACGCACTAGTAGGGGCCACCGGAGGCGGGTGAGCCAACAGCAGCGTCCTCACCCCAAGGCCGGCTCAATCATTCGTCTGGAGGTCGTGGGCGATGCCCTGGGCGTCCAGCATCTCGACCAGCCGGCCGTTGACCGGCAACCAGTGCACGGCGTGGAGGTCGCCGGCGGCGTCCATCCTGACAGCGTCCTCGACGATCTCGTCGGCGATGCCAGCGAAGGCGCTCCAGAAGTCGCCCTCCTCCGGGTACTCGGCAATCAGGGCGGGGAGCTGGGCCTCGAGAGCGTCGCAGCGGGCCTGCAGCTCGTCCTCCGTGACGCAGCGGTCTGTGCTCATGGGGTGAGTTTACGCCCGCGCGGGACCGGGCGCGCCTGTGCCGCAGCCTCCGCCCTGAGGCGCGCCTCGTGGCGCCTGGCCCACGCTTCGATGCCGGCGGTGCCGGTGGCCTTGCTTTGGCAGCGCCGCGTCACCAGCGGCCTGTCCATGCCCCAGTGGGCATTGAGCCGCGCGAGCCAGCCTCCATCCACGCGCTCGAGCAGCATGGCAACCTGGACATCGCCCAGCACGACGGCGGTGCCCTCTTCGTCGTACTGGCTGCGCTTCGTCCACTTGAATCCGTCGGGGAGCATGGTGCGATCTAGCAGTCTTTCAGCTCAGTGGCCTTCACACCTTTAATGACTTCCTGAACTAAAGAATGGTCCAGGAGCTCGACCCCGATGAACTCTTGCAGCTCACGAGAAAGATCAATGGAAAGCTCGGCAAAGAGTATGGCTTGCTTGACCACAAGCATCAGCTTTCGGTATTGGAAAGGGTCAAGCTCCACGCCCTTGGCAAGACCCAACGAGACGCAGAGGCCCATTCCCTCACCTGCTATGGCGCCGAGCTGTCGACGATAAGCGAACAAGGTTGCAAGATCTGGGCCTAAAGCAGCAGGAAGATAGTGCACGCTGTCCAGAACAGTCTCAACGGTCCTCATAGGAATCTCTCTGAGCTCCTTCATAGACTCATGGACTGCGGCAGCGTCCAATAAGGTTCGACGTTCCTTCCAAACTACGTTCATAACCAGCGTTTGGATGGGTCTTTGCACTCGCGGAGCCAGCTCGCCGACTTCAACGTGGACAAGTCGCGCTATTACCATGCCCTTTGCAGCGCTTTCCCTTCGCCGAAACTCAAAATCTTCCCGGGCGATTGCCTTCGCACTATTGGCTATATCAGTCGCCCGTCTCGACGTCCACCAAGCTAAAACTCCGACCACCAGCGTACCCAATCCCGAAACCCACGTTCCCAAGGTTCCCCAATCTACTGTTAGTCCACCGAATTGACGGCCGCCGGAAAGGAAGTAGACGGCGACTATGCCCATCACACCTATCGCCGCAATTAGCAGCCATCGACGGGACGTGCGTTGATTTCCTGACACCGGCCATCGCTCCAGGCTAAGAGTTGTGAAAAGAGTAGCAGCACCAAGCGCATCACTGATCTTTCACCCTGCGGTGGCGGGTTAGGTGTTGGCGCACCGGGCCTGGGGCACTGCGGAGACTCGAGCCAGGCAGCGTCTCGGCAGCGGCATTGGCTAGGCGGCCGCGGCCAGGTCCTCGATCTCGGTGGAGGTGAGCGGTCCGTCTTTGAACAGCGCGCATTCGTCGACCGAACCAATGACCTGGTAGAAGGCCGTGAGCGCTGCGCCGAATCGTGCCGCGCCCCACCAGGAGGGCTTGGCGTAGTAATTGAGGGTCGGCTCGCCCGTCGACTCGACAATCTTCACGCCATTGACCCACAGCTCGAGCTTGCCGGCCGGCAGCTTGTTCAGGACGATCACCAGCTTGGAGCCGTAGGGCCAGGTGACGGCCCCGGTGCTGGCGATCTGGCCCACGCCCGAGCTGTACATGGCCAGCCGGAAAGTGGTCGCGGTGACGTGCACCAGTCGCAGCTCCGGGCACCCTGCCCCGTCGCCCACCAGTTGCATGATCACGCTGACATTGCTGTTTCCGGCGCCCGGCGCCGCGTCAGGCCGAACGATGCAGGTGCCGGCCCAGCCGGTCGCGCTGGTCAGGGTCTTCGCTGGCGAGGTGACGACTGCGCTGCCGGCGATCGCGAACGCCTTGTCGCTCGAGCCCGCGAGCAGGCCGGCCGCGCTCACGGTGTCGGTGTTCTTGGCCGACGTCGCCACGCCGTTGACGACCGAGAGCAGCGCGCCATTCGCCGGCGCCGCGGAGACGTCGACGACCGTGCTGTTGGCGGCGTTGTCGTTGCACCTCAGGTAGGTGACCGGCCCCAGGCTGGCCAGCAAGGTGGCGTAGTCGCCCCCCGCGCCTGCAGCGGCCGCTGCGCCCGCCACCACGCCGGGGATCACGCGTCCCCCAGCAGGCCGAACAGCAGCCAGGTGTTCGCCGCTACCTTCTTCAGGGTGGCCACCGCATAGCGCTGCCGCAGGCCGAGCGAGAAGGCCGCGGCCTTGGACACCGTGGCGCCCGTGCCGGCCGCGACGCTGACCGCGGCGACCCCGGACCAGCACACATGGACTTCCGTCCCCACCGCGGCCGCCCAGTCGCTGTCCTGGGGCGCGGTGATGACGATCGGCGTGGTCGCATGGTCGCAGGCCAGGAAGCGCCCGGCCTGGCCGGCGCCGAGCGTGAGGCTGGCGGCCACCGCCGCCACCGGTGCGCCGGCGGGCACGCCGCTGGCCAGGTCGGCGATCTCGGCGGCGGTGGCGACGCGCGTCTGCAAGGTGCCGCCCACATCCTGGGTGACCTCGAGGAGCTCGGTTCCCGAGAGGGGCTCGGCCGCGGTGCCGGTGCTGAGTTTGTAGTCGGGCATGGGTTACTCCGTGATTCGTCGATCGTCGCTCTCGGTCACCCGGACGTCGCCGGCCTCGGTGAGGCGCTGGGTCGGTTCGGCCACCGTGTAGCTGAGGGTGTGCGTGTGCGCCTGCCAGCTGGCCACGCCATCGCGCTCGGCCTCCAGCTCGATGGTGAGCAGGCAGTTGCCGGCGGGCGTGTAGGTGATGGGGAACGCGGTCGCTCCCGAGACGGTGTGCTCGAGGACCCCGTCGGCGTAGAAGCGGGCGTTGTAGGTGGTCCCCGCCTCGGGGCCGATGGTGCCTTCGGTGTCGTCGACCAGCTGGTCGGCCTGTTGGACCCGATCCCGGTGCACGGCGGAGAGGCTGATCTCGCCGAACGCCGCGCCGGGATAGCTCTCGCCCTGGACGGTGAAGCCCGCCGGCGGATAGGGCCGGTAGGCGCGCTGGTCGAGGGTGACGCTCGACTCGGGCGCCGTCGCCAAGTCCAGGATCGCGTTGCCCGTGCGGGTCAGCAGCTTGGCCTGCACCTCTTCGCCGGTGACGTACTCGACCAGGTCCGAGCCGGCCCACGCGTCGAAGAACCAGATGCGCTCGCCCGGCGCGTGCGCCTGGCGCACCGTGTCGCCGCACCCGCGCCCCAAGACAGCCGCCCCGGTGCCCACGTCGAGCGCGTCCACGCGGACGATCTCGTTGCCCCACAGGGCGGCCTCGCCCAGCGCGACCCGGTCCAGCAGGCTGCCATCGGTGAGGGTGAAGGCCGTGGCGGGACCCGTGAGGTCGTCGCCCTCCTCCACCACGGCACTGGGACACCAGTCGAACAGCGAGGCGGCCTCGTATTCACCGCCGGTCAGGCGGGTATTGAGCTGGTAGTTGAGCCCGACCGCGGGGCGTGCGCCCACGACGAGGACGTAGCCGGCCTCGGCGTCCAGCGCCTGCAGGTCGGCCGCCGGCAGCGAGCCGGCCAGCTCGACGTAGGGCGCCTCGAACGCCGCCTGGGCCGGCGCCGGTGCCGGCTCCCCCGTCGCCGGCGGCACGGGCGGCTCGCCGGTCACGTAGGTGGTCGTCGGCATCGCGAAGACGTCCTGCGTCGCCACCAGGCTGATCGCCCCGCTGCGCAGGGTCCCCTTGCCGATGTCCCCGACCAGGCACACGCTGTCGGCGATGCCGCGCTTGGGCGCCTGCAGGCGGAAGTAGGTGCCCAGGCGCCAGTTGTAGGGCCGACGGTTCGTGGTCAGGGTGTAGCGCCACAAGGGTGTGGATCGCGAGCGCAGGTCGCGCTCCGCGACGCGCAGCGCCAGGGGCTCGACCGGGATGGCGCTGTAGTCGATCGTCTCGGCATTGATCCCGCTGGCCTCGACCGCGCCCAACGCATGCAGGGGCGCGGTGGTCCGTGCCTGCTTCGTCAACGGGTCGAACCACTTCACGGCGACCTGGTTGACGGCGTCATCGAGCAGGGTCGGCTCGGCCTCGAAGTCGAGGATATCGTCGTCGGTCAGGACCGGCAGGTCCTCGAGGACGTACTCACCGCGCACCAGGTCCAGGTACCACTGGCCGTCGACCGTGCTGCGCGTGCAGTTGGCCGCGATCACGTTGCAGATGCGCTGCCGGAACTGCTCGACGGTCTCCTGGTCCGGGTCCCATTCCGTGCACAGGCAGAACCCTTCCGCGTACAGCTGGTCGGCCGCGGCGCGGAAGCTCGCGTCATTGATCAGCTCGACCGGCTCGCCCTGCATGTTGGCGGCGGTCAGGCTGTAGTAGATCAGGTGCGCCGGGTTGATCCCGATCAGGCCCGGATCCTCGGACATGAGCTTGGTGGCCGCGTAGGAATAGGTCCCCACGTCGCGGCACACCATCGCGAAGTGGTTCTGGCCCTCCACCAGGATCGAGGCCGGCACGGCGATATCGTGCGTGAACGCAGGCCCCGACGGCGTGGAGGTCGTGCCGGCGTTGTCGAGCAATTTCACGCCGTTGATCCAGACGCTGGCCAGGTTATCCACGAACACGGTCAGGCCGAAGTCGAACACCGTGGGCAAGTCGAACGTGCGGCGCACCCAGATCTGGCTGTTGAGCGTCCACTCGGTGCCTTGCGTCGCCGGGAAGCCCGCCGAGGCCGCGTAGGGGTGGCCCGGCTCGCTCGCGAACGGCGCGGCGCCCACGGCCCAGCTGCTGTCGTCATAGCCCGGCGCCGAGTAGTCATCGGTGTTCTCGAGGGTGACCTGCGTGTAGCGCCAGCCACCGGACTCGGGCGACAGCGCGAGCAGACCGCCCTGCTCCACAAAGATCTCCGCCGTCTCGGGATACCAGCACACGTCCCCGTCCCAGCCCTTCAGGATCCGGCGCACCATCACCGACAGCGGCTTGGGGTATGGGTTCATTGCGCCGTAGCGGCCGCCCTTGAACAGCAGCGCGGCGTGGCCGCGGTGCGCCGAGCTGTCGGGGCCGATCAGGCTGCTGATCGCGGGGTTAGGTAGCTGGTCGGCGGCGCCGAACATCAGGTCGACGTCGCCCTGGATGCCGCCCTCGGCCTCTTCCCCGCCCCACAAGTTCGGGTTATCGATCGTGATCGTCGCGTTGCTGGTGACCTCGCCCGACCAGGCGTCGACGTCGCCGCCGCGGATCTTCAGCACGGCGTCGATCGGGCCCTTGCCCAGCACCATGTGGATCGCCGGGTGGTACCAGTAGCCGACGGTCTGCTTCTTGCTACTGCCCATGGGCCGCCTCGCATTCGTGGGCCCAGCGCACCAGCGCCTCGGCCATGCCGTCGCCCGTGGCCAGCAGCACCGCCTCGTCGAGGCCTTCGCGGATGAACGCGGCGAAGTCCAGCCCGTGCTCGCCGAACCAGGTGCGCACCTTGGGCAGGCAGAAGCCCGGCCGGGCGCGGAAGTACGGGATGGTGCGCACGTGGCGCATGGTCACGATCACTTCTTGCCCCCCTTCTTCCGGATCGGCTCCGGGGTGCCGTTGGCCCAGCCGACGATGGCGCTGTCGTCGACCCAGACGGTGCCGAACAGCTCCTTCAGGGCCTTGCCGTCCTTCGTCTCGGGGGCCTGCCCGCTCACGGGATCGGGCACCTGCGGCTTGGGCCGCGAGGCGTAGGCGATGTAGGCCGAGATCACCAGCAGCGCGATCTGGATGACGACCTGCACCCAGGCGCCCCGAGGCGCGCCCGGCGCGATCGCCGCCGGCGCGGCCTGCCACAGCGCCACCGCCTGGACGGAAAACACGACCAGCGCGGCCACCAGCACCGCTCGCCGGCAGGGCGTGGCGTACTTGTCCATCGCCCAGTAGCGCGCCATCCAGTAGGCCCAGTGCAGCTTGCGCGCGATCAGCCCCATGCCTGGCTCCTGGGCAGCGGGTCGGAGGTGGGCAGGTTCTTGTAGCCCGGGTAGTTCACGCCGTTGCCGTAGCTGTCGCAGGCCTCGCTGTTGTGCGCGCAGCCGGGGTAGGCCGACAGGTCCAGCCCGATGGCCAGGTCGGCCGCGCCGAAGTTCACGACGACGGTGTCGCCGGCGTGCGACCAGATGGTGCGGCGCTCGGTAAGGCCATCGAGCCGGGTCCACTCGATGAACCCGCCGCCGAGGTTGCGCGGGGCCGCCGCGAACGCCGGCGCGGTCAGCGCCAGCCCGGCGACGGCGCTGAGCGTCGCAGGCACCTCGTGCGCGGCTTTGTCGAGGTTGCACATGCCCTCGCCCTGGCTGTAGACCGGCACGTCGCAGTTGCGCCCGATGCGCGCCTGGCGCCCGCTGGTACGGGCGTTGCGGTACGACGGGTCGCACGCCAGCTCGAGCGTGGTGTCGGTGAACTTCGGGCCCAGCACGCGGCCCAGCCATTCCACGTTGACCTGTTCGTCGGGGTCGCCCAGGTGCGTCGTCATCACCGTCACCAGCACCCGCTCGCCCGGCGGGTACGGGTTGAACCAGTCGCCCAGCACCTGCGTGACCGGCTGGTCGGCCGCATTCGGGTCCATGCGGTATGGCACCGTCACCGTCAGCTGGTTCTTCTGCGGGCTGGCTGCCGTCTGGCGGATCTCCGAGTGCGAGATGCCGCGCGCGGCGACGTAGGTCTCACCGCCGATGGTGAGGTCGCGATCGCGGCTGGTGAAGCGATGCTCGACCGCGCCGCGCTTGAACAGGTACAGCGCGACCTTGCGGCCGAAGAAGCGGGAGAGCTCGAGGTCCTCAAACATCGGGCACCACCGCCGAGAAGGACAGGCTCACCTGCGCATGGCCATCGGCATCGGTGTAGTGGGCGATCTCCTGGCTGTCGGGGCCCACGCTCAACGTGAGATAGGAAATGGCCCGCACCTGGGCGGGGGCCACAGCAACCCCCAACGGCGCATCAAGGAACAGGCTCTCGGTGGCACCGGCGTCCGCAACACCCGTGACCCGTCGATACAGCACGGTACCGTCCCTCAGCTCGATGCGGAGATCCCGCCGGTTGGGCTGCAGCGCGCCCAGCGCCGCGTAGCCGGTCCACTCGACCGTCATCGTGGTGGACGCGGCACTGATCGGCGCGGCCAGCCTCAGGTCCTGCTTCCAGCTCGGTACCCACAATGGCACCGCGCCCCCGCGCATGCCGTACAGGCGCGATCGCGCCGCGGCTTGATCGGCACGACCCCACAAATGCCAACCCATCGAGCTGCCGCGCAACTGCACACTGGCGAGATCGAACTCGGCCGGACCGCCGAGGTCGTTGCTGACTTCCGCCATGAGGCGGTTGTAGCTGCCGCCTTCGTCCGTCCCATCGTCCGGCCGCCACTCCAGCACGGGGTGTCCCAGGTAGGTGGCCACGGGCGCCGCGGCAGGCCATGCGCAGGGCTCACGGACCTCGAAGCGGACCGTGCGCCGGCCCTTGTCGTCGGCGCGCACGGTCTCCTGCAGGCCGTTGCGGACCCGGCCTCGCCGCAGCGGATACAGACGCGTGCCGCGCGGCCAGGCCTGGGAGGTCGGGGATGCGAGCACCAACGCCCCCGGATCGACCGTCGCCACCTCCAGCACCTCCCACGTGTTCACCCCACCCCAGAGCAGGGCCAGCCCGTCATCGGTGAAGTCGTAGCCGTCGGTCGCGCAGGCAATGCTGCCCAGCCCACTGGTCAGCGGCCCCACCAGCTGCAGGTCCGGCCAGACCGGCAGCAGCATCGCCTGACCGCTGGCGGTATGCAGCAGTGCGTCCGCGAAGCGCCAGGGCAGGCCCTCGTCGAAGACCTCGAACTCGAAGGCCCGCGCGGGCGTCTCGCGCAGGCTGGCATGGAACGACACGCCCGTCGTGTTCGCCCGCAGCGTGTTCGTGCCCCACCCCAGCGACTCACGCACCGGCCGTGCCCAATCCGGCGGCACGGTCCAGGGCACGGGCCCGCCCGGCGTGAATGCCATCAGCCCTCCCACCCGGAGCGGACGGTGTTCTGATCCTCGATCACCGTGTTCACGACGGCCTTCTTGAAGCGGCGATTGCCGGCCAGCCGCTCGGCCACGTCATCGAGGTCGAGCGCATTGATGACCGCGACGCTCATCTCGGGGCTGATCGTGGGGGCGTAGGTGTCGTATCGCGGCGTCGGCAGGCGGGGCTCGTTGGCAGACTCGAACAGGCCCCCATCGGCAAACCGCGTCCACCCGTACAGCGCGTCCATGCCGCGCTCGTTGAAATCCTCCAGGAACGGCAGCGCGCCGGGCTGGCGCACCACGGCGGCCCGGGTCACATACTCGTAGTCGGACAGCCGCGCATTGATGCTGTCGCTGGTCCCGGTACCGGCGCCGCGGACATGCCCACCGGTCGCGTACCCGTCGCCCCCGCCATAGGTCGCGGCTGCCAGCAGGCTGGCGATCTGCGCGCCCTGGGCGAACGCGGCCGCAATCAGGGGGATGTTCTGCGGGTAGCCCGCCTTGCTGGCCTCGGCCACGTTCTGCCCCAGCGCCACGGCCGCCTGCGCCACCGCGAAACCCTTGCTCAGGGCGAACAGGGCCCGGTAGGTCTTGCTCTGCTCGCCCCCGTACGCACGCGCGATCCCCGCCAGGCCGTCGAACATCTCCGACGCGCCGGCCAGCATCACCTGGGACTGCGCGCTCTGCAGCTGCCGCAGCTTTGCCTGGTGCTCGGCCTCTATGCGCAGCTCGGCCGCATCCATTTCGGCCACCGTGAACAGGCGCTGGTCACGGTAGTTCTGGAGCAGCTGCAGCTGCTCGGCGTACCACTCCTGCAACTGGGTGCGAGCCTCGTCGATCTTGTCCAGCTCGCCGAACGGCCCCGCCACCTCCGGCGCCAGGCCCTGGAACTTCGGCGCCTTCTTGAAGGAGTCCTTGAGGATTCGCTCGAGGGCCTCGTCGTAATCGCCGGCATCGCCGATGCCGCGCTGCATGGCCTCATTGAGCGTCTGGACGCGCTCGATCGCCGTGTCGAGCGCCACTTCCGCCGGCGTGCGCAGGCTGTCCAGCATCCGCTCGTATGCCTTCTCGGCCTCTTCGAACGCCTTCTTCTGCTCCTTGGCCTGGTCGCGCCGGGCGCGCTCGGCATCGAGCAGCTTCGCGTTCTCCACCAGCTGGGCCTTCAGCGCATCGTTGGCGCTGGCGTAGGCACCGGACTGGATCTCGTATCGGACGCGGGCCTCTTCGCTGACCCGCGTCTCGCCTTCCTCCACCTCGCCCAGCAAGGCCACCTGGCGCTGCAGGTTGGCCAGCGCGGACTTGGCCGCGGCGTCGGGGTCCTCACCCTTCTTCGGCCGTCGCTTGCGGGGCTTCTTCGCCTCGGCTTCGATGCCGGCGATGATGGCCGCCTCGTCGGCGCGGATCTTGGCCACCAGCTCCTTGTTGTCGGCCGCCATGGCGGCTTCGACCGCATCGTTGGCCTGCTGCCGCGCGGCGGCGATGCGCTGGGCGCGCTTCTCCTCCGCCGAGGCGTACTTGGCCGCTTCTTGGTCGAGTGCGATCGCGGCTTCTTCGGCCCGCTGTGCTTCGGCTCGCCGGTTTGCCGCCTTCTGCTCCTCGACATTGGCGTCCGACAACGCTCGCATTTGATCGCGCATGGTGGCGATTCGGGAGTTGAGCTCCTGGTCGCTGAGCTGCAGGAAGGACAAGCTGAAGCCACCACTTGCCCGAGTCTGCAGCGCCTCCTCCATTGCGAGGATCTGCTCTTGAAGACCGACGAATGCCTCCTGCCCGGTTTCGGCACGCCCGACACCCAGCATGCTGTCCCACGCTGCGTCGGCAGCCAGAGTGATGTGGCTCCAAGCCTTCTCGAGCAGGCCGAGGTTGTCCTCAATCTGCGACGTGCGGCGCTGGACCTCGTCCGCGTACGTTTGCATGGCAAGCGTGGCCGCCTCCTGCGTGCGCCCCTGCTCTTCGAGCGCCTTGATCTGTTCGTAGACCTCGAGCGTCAGGAAGTGCGTAGCATCGTTCAGAGCAAGAACGGCCTTGACCGGCTCGTCGGCGAGCTTGGCAAATCGCTCGACGACTTCCTCTACCGCAACTCCGCCGATCCGCTGGAGATCCAGCGCGGCCCCGGTGATCGCCGCAACCTGGTCCGCAGTGAACTTCCCGGACTTCGTGATCTCGGCCAAGGTGGCAGCCACCTTGCGCTGGCTGTTCTCGCCATCGGACAGCGTCAGAGACATTTCGGCGAGACGATCTGAAGTCAGCCCGACGATTCCACCGGTCTCGATCAAGGCCTCATTGAAGGCTTGGGATTCTTTGCTGCCTTCATTCCATGCGTAGGCCAAGGCCGCGACCGCGCCAGCCGACAACGTCAGCGGGTTGATCAGCCCCAGCAAGTAGCCACCGGCTGCGCGCGCCGCCGGCCCAATGCCACCGAACACGTCCTTCAGCTGACCACCCTGCTGCAGCAACACCTGCAGCGGCCGCTGCCCGGTGGCCAAACCGGTGAAGATGTCGGTGAACTGCACCGGCAGCTGGCGCGTGGCCTGCTGCAGTTGCTTCGCCGACAGGGTCGCCTTGTCCATGGACTGGGTCGTGCGGTCCACCGCCTTCGAACCCACCGTGCCGCCGGCGAGGTCGCGGTTGGCCTGGCTCAGGCTGCGCGCCAGGGACTTCACCTGCTTTTCCGTGCGCACCAGCTCGCGCTGCGCCTCACCGAACTCGGCGCGCATCTTCAGGTCGATCTCGAAGTCCTTGTTGCGGGTGGCCATTAGCCTTTCCTCAGTCGATCAATCCGCTTGGGCGTTTCCTTGCCGCCCCAGTGCGCCACGGCCGCGTCCTCGATCGCGTTGGCGCGCGTGCGGCGCTCCAGGCGAGCCAGGGCGGCGTCGTAGGCCCTCAGTTGACGCTCGGTGAGCCGTCCGAGGCGGTCGTGGTCTCCGATCCCGGCGGCAGCGAGCCGGGCGAAGAGCTCGAACCAGTCGACACGCGATGTGCGGCCGCCAGCGCCGCGTCCCGCATGTCCACGGCCACCTCGCGCACGAAAAAACCGCTGTTCACCGTGAACCACGTGCTCAGGAACAGCTCCGAGTCCGCCGGCTCCAGCCGTTCGATCCATTCCGGCTCGACACCCGCCGACTCGGCGGCGATGGGCACCACCACGGCGCGGTGCTTGCCGAACAGGCGCCGGACCCGTGCGTAGCGCATGGTGCCGTCGGCACACAGCGCCACCATGTCGGCGATGAGGTCGCTGGCACGCTCGGCGATGCCCAGGCCCTCGAGGAAGCCGTACTCGCGGATGGTGACCTCGCGGCCGGCGATCTGCGTGGTGAGGTCGGGCGCGAGCGTGTTCAGCCCCGCCGTCCCCGGATCGGGGACGGCGGGCGGCGCGGTCGCTGGCGCGGCGGGAGGGGCGTCCTCCCGGGGCAACTTGCGGGCCATCAGGACTCCTGCGGGATTTCCATGCGACCGAAGCCGCCCAAGGTCGGATCGAGCGCGCCTTCGCTGTCGAACAGCGCGGTGCCGGTCAGGCTGATCTCTCCGAAGCTGGAATTGATCAGCGGCAGGCTCGCGATCGGCTGGAACTTCACCCGGTACAAGTGCAGGCGCACCGGACTGTTGTCGAGCGTGTTCACGCCGTGCAGGTACAGGTAGCGCTCCGGCGGCGGCGCGGTGAAGAACGGCAGGCTGGTGAACGCCTCGTGGGTGTAGTCGGCCGTCAGCGGCTGGGTGTAGCCCGTCGGATCGATGATCCGGACGATTCCGCCGGCGGCGTTTTCCAGTACGAAGTCGCCCGAATCCACGGGCGCCGGGGTGGCGTCGTTGAGCGTCAGCGCCGACACGTTGGCCCCCTTGGCCAGCACGATCCGGTCACCGGCCACCAGGGCGTCCGGCAGCGCCTCGTCCGTCACGCTGGCGCCGGCGACGTTGTTCGGCGTGGCATACAGGCCCAGCTGCAGGTTCTCGGCCGTGCCGTAGCGCAGCACCAGCCCCAGGCTCACGCGGGTGGCCGTGGTCAGCTGGGCCGACTGCAGGCGGTTGCCCGAGTAGGTTTCGGTGCGGTCTTCGGTGTCGGTCTCGAAGGTCAGGTCACAGGACGACTGGTCGCCCACCCAGAACAGCTTGCCCGGCTTGGGGCCCGCGAGGCGGGTGCCGAGCTCGATACGGCCCTGGAAGCTGAAGTCTTTCATCGCGGCGATCTCCGGTTAAACGATGAGGTCAAGGAATCGGGGGCCGCAGGCCACCGGTCGGGGTTCATCCGCTGGCGCTCTTTCGCCCACGGCGTTCGTAGGATTCGCGCAGGCGGTCGACCTCGGCGGCGAGCACGCCGCGGGCGAAGTCGGCGATGCGCTCGGGGCGGCGCCCCTTGGCCAGGGCCTGGGCGATCGTGGCGCCGTACTCGACGGCCAACGGCTCTCGGCGTTTGCCCTTGTAGCGGCCCGCCGTCATCGGCCGCGGGGCTCCGGACCGCGTCACGATCTGCGTGTTGCCGCTGAGCAGGCGGGCCTTGAAGGCACCCTGGTGCAGCTCGCGCTTGCCGCGGAAGATCGCGGCGGTCACGCCCTTGCGCACCTGGCGGGCGCCGAAGTTCAACAGGCCGATGCCGCGTCCCCAGCGGCCGGACAGCGAGATACCGTTGCCGTCGCCGCGAACGATGAGGTCCTGATTGATGCGCCCGGCCTTCAGGTTGTACTCGGCCTGGATATCGCGACGCGCGAACACCGGCAGTCGGCGCTTGAGGGTGGCGATCGCGCGGTCCTGCACGTACGGCAACTGCGCGCCCAGCGCCTGGGCATTGCGCACCGCGGCCAGTTCGCCCTGCAACTCGAAGCGGACGTTGTCCCGGCGCGTCATCGCCGATACCCCGTGCGCAGCATCGACTGCGAGGCCATGACGGGCAGGCCTTCCGGCCGGTCCAGATACACCGCCTCCAGCCACTGCAGCGGCAGTGCACCGGGGAGGGGCAGCCACTGGTCCAGAGCGGCCTCGATGTCGTCGGTGATCGCCACCACCAGCGCGTGCGCGTTGTCGAACCCGACCGGCACCTGCGCCTCAATGATGAGGTCGAACTCACGCTGGCCACGCACGCGCTCGTTGTCGCCAACGATGCTGCCGCTGTAGATGGTGATCAGCGGTGCGTCCGGGTCAGTCTTACTGGGCTCAATGCGAACGTCGTCGCCGGCATCGGTGTGGTAGCCGTTTGCGATGCTGATGACCTGCAGGCGCGCCTGGATGGCCTGGAGGATCGCCCAGGGGATCGGGGTGTCAGCCAAGGAGCACCACCCGGGCCACATAGCCGTCGTCGCTGTCGACGTCATCGACCTTGCGGGCCACCCCATCGATGGTCACGAGGTCGCCGACCTTGGGCCGCCACTGCGGCACCTTGAAGCTCGCCACCGTGACCTGGCCGATCTTCTGGCCGTGGTCACCCAGGCGCGCGACGCCTTCGTCGATTATCAGGCGGACGGGCACGGCCACGTCGAGCCCGCGCTGGACCGTGCCGTCGACACCGAAGACCTCGAACAGGCTGTCGTCCATGTCGGTGAACGCCGGGTCCAGCATCACAGCAGCACCCCATTGGCCTTGTGTCGCTCGATGCATTGGGCGCAGGCCTTGCGGCGCGCCTCGCACTGGTCCAGCTGGCCGACCAGCGGCGCGATGACCTGTTCGCCCAGCTCGCGCCAGGCCTCGGGGCTGTCCGGGTCGCGGGGCGTCCACGCCGGCGCCTGTGTATTGCAGGGCACGTAGCACAGGGCATTGCACAGGGCCGGGACGGCCGGCGGCGGCGGGCCGGGGCGCTTCGGCCCACAGCCGGCGAGCGCCAGTGCGAGGGCCACGGCCATCAGCAGCTGGGTCATGGCGTCGCCCCCGAGAGCCGGTTGAATGCCTCCACGCGCGCCGCCCCGGGGCCGCAGTTGCCCGGCATCGGCGGCAAGTTGCGCTCGACCGTACGGAACTCGGTGACGCGCTCGCGCCCGCGCTCGACCAGGGACGCCAGGTATGCGAGCAGCGCCACGTTGTCGGCGTCCGCAGCCCGTGCCACGCCGTTCACCACGTCCAGTCGGCCGTGCAGCGCCGCGATGGCGCCCGCGTCCCGGGCCGCCTGCAGGGCGGCGTCCGCCCGCTCACCGGCGCCGCCGGCGCGGTAGAGCTGCAGGCCGTTGCCCAGTAGCGACAGGGCCAGGGCGATGGCCAAGGCGATCGCTATGCGCGTCATGCGATTCGCCCCCGCTGCAGGCGCCAGCGCCACAGCCAGTGCGCCATGTGCAGCGCCACGCCGATGCGGAACAGGATCTCCCACCAGTGCGCGGGGTGCCCGCGCAGTTCGGAAATGGCGATCGCCATCGCGCCGACGGCCACGAACACCAGGGCGATCTGGCTGGCATGGTGGCGCACGCAGCGCGGGCGGCCATGGCGCAGGTAGAAGTACATGGCCACGAACCAGATCACACCGCAGGCCATCAGGTTCGACGCGGTCCAGAGCCAGCTCATTTCAGGTTGCCTCCACCTTGCGCTCGACGAAGCGGTGGCCGAGGTTCCAGATCGACTGGAACGCCAACGCGCACAGGCCCGCACGCGCACTGGGGTCGACCTTGGCCGCCATGGCACCCAGGCCGATGAAGTCGACGTGCGGGAGCACCAGCGAGAACCACGCGCCCGAAAACGCCATCGCCACGATCCCGAACACCACGCGCGGGATGCGCGTCTCGGGCTCGCCCTTGCGAAAGTAGAAGCTCAGGGTCGCGCCCAGCAGCGCGGCGATCAGGACGCCGTACGGCACGCCCAGAATGACCATGCCCACGGCGCCGCTGGCGGCCGGGACCTGCTTGGACATGACGGTGGCGAATACTTCGTTGCGCATCAGGCTCCCCCCTGTTCTGCCAGCAGTGCCGTGGCGAAGACCCGACACAAGCGGCGGCTCCAGCCGAGCCCGAACGTGTCGTCCAGGTGGTCCAGGAGCATGTAGTCGTGCATTCGCAGTGCCGCGTACTCTTCAAGCTCGGCGCGGCCGGCTCGTGCCGCTGCGGCAAGCGTCCGCGGACCGATCTGGCCATCGACCTTGACGCGCAGGGCCTTCTGCAGGAACTGCTTGGCATCGCCCTCACCTTGGTTCACACATGCGTCGAACGCGAGCAAGGCCAGGCCCAGTGGCAGTGCGTCGCCGTGAATCGGGCGCCAGTACATGACGTCGTAAATCACCTTGGCCTGAAGGAGCGTGAGGCTGGAAACCGATGCGGGCAGGTGCTGGATCACGCCTCGTGCCCGATCCAGGGTCCGTTGCGTGATGCCCAGGTTGGTGTGACCGCCCGGGTCCGCGGCGTGGTTGACCTCGCCACCCTCGTGACCGAGCAAGATCCGCAGGCAGTACTCGAATGCCGAACTCACGGCCGACGCTCCATGCAAGCGATCACCCCACCCGCTGCCGGGACGAGTCGGCGGCGGGCGGGGGTCGCCTCAGGGAAGCGATGGCGGGGCTGCGGGGTCACGATCAGCTGCCGGCGACGCCGCTGCCGGGGGTCAGCTTGACCTTGACCGTGGTCGCGCCGTTGCCGGCGGCCTCGATCGCGACGCCGAAGGCGTTGAGGTCGCCCGCGCCGCCAGCGGCGATGATCACCTCGCCGACGTCGGAGTCCCAGTTGACCGCAGCGCCGACGGGAATGACGGCCGTCGACAGCTTGGGCAGCTCCCACACGCCCTCGATCTGTACGGCACCGGTGTCGCCATTGGCGATGTCGGCGATCGGAATGGCCAGCAGGATGCCCACGATCAGGGGCACACCCGAGGACAGGTTGGCGCCGGCGGTGTAGTCGATGACATTGCCCGGCTGGATGAAGTTTTTCGCCATGAGGGTTCTCCGAGAATGGCGTTACGGGGAGGCGTGCTTCGAGCTCGGTGGGGCGGCCATCAGCCGCCCCACCCGTCCCGTCACGCGCCGGGGTTCTTGGCCAGGGCGATGTGATCGACCGCGGCCGCGGCCGCGTCGAGGCGCACCTTCCACTCGGTGCCGTCGACGTTCCAGCCCTGCTTGGACTCCAGGTACGGCTCCTGGCGGCCGTCGAGGTAGCCCACGACGATGCCGTCGTAGAACGTCGGGTCGGCCACGCCATACCAGGCGGCCGGGTCGGCGGCGTCCAGGCGCGGGTCCTCGATCACCTCGAAGGTGTTGCGCACGATGTTCGGGGTCGTGTTGTTCTTGCTGCCGCTGACCTCGAACTGGCTCTCCAGCACGGTCCGCGCCAGGCCACCCAGGCCCACCGGCACCACCAGGAACTTCAGCGGCACGCGGACCACGTTGCCAGCGGCGTCCTTCTGGGTGGCCATCAGCACGCGCATGCCATCGACGGTGGTGGTGCTGATCGCCGAGCCGGGATTTACCAGGTTGTTGTGGTCGGCATGGAACAGGGCCTTGCCATCCGACATCACCGGGTTGCTGGTGAAGATCGAGAACACCGCATTGCCCAGGGTGCGCTTGGCGGCCTGGCCCATCTTGCGCGGCACGTCGGCCAGGGCATTGAGGTCGTCGTTGATCACTGCCTGGCGGGTGATGCTGAACATCTTGCCGTAGGTGACCAGGCGCAGCGGGCTGCCGGACTCGTTGAAGGTGCCGTACTTGTACTCGCTGCCTTCGGGCACGATGTCCAGGTTGCTGAAGCGGCCCAGGCCCGCCAGGCTGGTGGGCTTGAAGTCGGTCAGCGTCACCGGACGGGTGAACAGCGGGAAGACCTCCGGCGATTCCTCGTAGCCGCGCTTGAGCGACTTGTGCGCGACGTCGCTCAGCAGCAGCGGGAAGTCGCTGGTGCTGTGGGTGAACGAGCTGGCCACGATCTCCATGCGGTCCATGCCCCGGGTGTTCACCCCTGCCGCTTCCGCGCAGGCGCGCGACAGCTCGAACATGGTGTGGCCGCGGAAGGGGTTGTCGCCTGCCGCGCGGGTCACGCCCAGGCGCGAGTCGATGGCCAGCGCCATCGCCTGGCGCTTCTTATCCCGGTCATCGTCACCGGCCGCCACGGCGGCGTTGCCGTTCATGGGCTCGCGGCCCTGGCCGATGAGCGCCAGGATGCGGCGGCTGACGTCGTCCGCGGTGACCTCCGGGTCGGCACCGGCGATCACCTCGTCGTAGTACGACCGCACATCCGGGTGGCCCAGGTGCGGGGTGGCGATCGCGCGGATCTCGGCGTTGCGCGCCTGCAGGGCCGCGATCGGGCTCTCGGCGTTCTGCGGGTTGGCCGCGGGTTCGGCCGCCGCGGTGCGGGTCGGGTTCGGCATGTCGATGTCCTCATGGATGCCGGACACGGCCGGCGAAGTGGTGCCGGCGGCCGCCGGCGAACGGGGGGTGGGGTGCGCGGCAGCGGCGGCCGTCGCATGGGAGTCGCGCGGGTGAAGCAGCGCGTCGAGCTGTGCGGCGATGTGCTGGGGCGCTCGTGCGGACAGGCGCTGGAGAGCGGCCGCGCTCGCGGCGGCGTCCTCTTCGGCTTCCTCCGGCGCCTCGGCATCCACAGCCTCATCGGCCAGGCCGGCATCCACGGCCTCCGCGGCGGTGTACCAGTAGTCCTTGCCCGACGCCCACAGGGCTTCGAACTCGCTGGCCGGACGCCCGCTCTTGCGGGCATAGCTGGTGGCCATCGCCTTGCCGAAGGTGTCCAGCACGTCGGCGTACTCGCGCAGCTCGGCGCTGTTGCCGTAGGCGAAGCCCCACGGCGCGTGCAGCATCATCAGGGTGTTGTCGGGCATGGTGATCGTGTCGCCGGCCATCGCGATCAGGCTGGCGATCGAGGCCGCAATCCCATCGATGTGCACGTCGATGGTGGCGCCCTCGCTCGCCTTCCGGCGCAGGGCGTTGTAGATCGCCACGCCGTCGGAGACGGCGCCGCCGTAGCTGTTGATGCGCACCACGATGGTGCTGGCGCTGATATCGCCCAGTTCGTCGACCACCGACTTGGCGGTAACCGTGTCCTCCCACCAGCTCTCGCCGATGTTGCCGTAGATCAGGAGCTCGGCCTGGTCATCGCCGGCCTCGGCGCGCACCTCCATGCGGCCGGGAACGGCGCGGGCAGCCGCCGCGGCCGAGGTACGCCGGTCGCCGCCGCGGCCCAGGATGGCGCGCATGGCCTGCGGAATCTTCTTCAGCTTGATGGTCATTCGGGCTCCTTCAGCGCGAGGGCGCGGGCAAGGCTCCGCCGCGATGCGCGCGTGTCGTCGGGGTTCGTGCCTTCAGGCGTCGACTGGCCGGCGGTCTGGTCTCGCCAGTCCTCACGCAGGCGCAGCACCTCTTCTGGGTCGTTGCCCGACAGCAGGATGTTCTGCTGTGGCGCCTGCCAGCCGCGGTCCTCCATCTCGCCCCGGGCCAGCGCTTCCTTGAGCGGATCGATCCAGGGCATCTGCGGCCGCACGAAGATGGCGGCCATCAGCTCGCGCTGCGTCCAGCCACGTGGCAGGCGCACGATGCGCGCCAGCAGGCAGGCCTGGACGAAGCGGGTCCAGATCGGGCGCATCGTGCGTGCAGTGAAGAACTCGCCGAGCATGGCGTACGCGCCCCACTGCTCCACCAACTCCTGGCGCTGCGCGGAATAGGTACCGTCGTAGTTCTTCGACACGGAACTGTGGCTGGTGCTGGTACCCCCGGCGACCCGGCGCAGTTGGTCGTTGATGTAGACCGCGACGTTCGGGTTGGGACGCTTGCTGTCGAGGATCTCGATCTGCTCGCCGGGCAGCAGGTCGTCGCCGATCATGCCGGGCACCATCGTCAGGGCACGGTAGGCCGCCGCCTCCAGCGCCTGCCCGGTGACGGGGTCTTTGCTCGAGCCATAGCCGCTAGCGTCGCCCTTGATGATCTGCGCGCACAGACTGGCGGCGACCTTGGCCGCGATGCGCTCGCTGTCCTCGTAGTCCTGGATATCGCGCAGCCGGTTCATGACCGGGGCGAACATCGACAAACCGCGCACCTGGTGGATGCGGTCGATGTTGGCGAGCTGACAGATGAACTCGGCCGGCACGCGCTTGGTCTCGGCCTTCCAGTACAGGCCGTCGCCCGGGTGCTGCTTGTAGACGTGCCAGGCGACCGGGCGCCCCCAGGCATTGCGCTCGACGCCCTGCCGGATGTTGCGGGCCTCGTCGTTGAAGTCGAGGGGGATGAGGTCCGCCTCGAGCATCTCGATCGAGAACGGCACCTCGGTGCCGTGGTCGAGGTACGGGATGCGGCCGGTCAGGTCCTGGAAGAAGGACTCGCCGTCGCGAGCGCAGCCACCGAACAGGAGCTGCTGCGACTTCCCGAAATCGTGCTGCCAGGTGACCTCCGGGCGGTCCCACCACAGGTCCCAGGCATCGCGCAGGTCCTGCGCCAGGCCGCGATCGACCTTGCCGCCGCGCCGGCGTGGCGCCGGGATCACGTCAATGCCCGACCCGACCACGTTCTGCACCAAGACCGAGAGCACGGTCCGCGCCACGTCGTGGTCGCGGCACAGCGCACGGGCGCTGTCGCGCAGTTGCTTGGCGTCCAGTCCCACGATGCGGTCACCACTGCCGTGATCGATCGCCATCTTGCGGCTGCGGCTTGGGCGGGTGGCTTCGTGGACCACCGCCTGGACGCGCCGGGCCGAGTCCAGCTCGCGGCGGGTCTGGTCGTGGCGCGCCTCCGCAGCGATGACCGCGTGATCCGTGGGGATCAGGGCCTGCAGGCGCTCACGGGCGACGGTGGCGGTCAAGCCCGCCATCAGATCCGGCCTCCGAAGTCGGCCTGGGAGAAGCGGCCCCCACCATTTGCGACGCGCGCATCGCGATCCACGACCGTCTGCAAGCGGGCGATCTCTTTCTGGACCGCCTCAAGGTCTGCGCGCGTCAGTTGCCGGTCGCCGAAGCGCACCGACTGGCCCGAGAGGATCTTCGCCTCGGCGGCCAGGTAGAGGTCGAGTCGCTGTTGGTTGAGGGTCGGCACATGAGTAGGTTGCCGGGGTCGCGCGGACATTCGTAGGCAAAACGTGTCCGCGACCGAATCTGAAAGCCTTGCCCTGCTTACGTTTCAGGATTGCGCGCGGACAAGTTTTGCCAAAACATGTCCGCGGCACACCTTTAGGCCGCTTCAGCGCCACCTTTTGGCAGTCCGCCGGGGAACAGGCGGCGCAGATGCCGGACCGTGATCCCGTGGCGTCCCGCGACGCGCGATGCGTCGGCGCCGTTGCGAAGCTCTACTTCCATCTGCGACACGTCGTACTGCCGCCCCGGCTTGGGAATGTACAGACGCTCACCCGGGTATTCGCGCTGCAGGTAGTCGACGATGACGTTGGCGAACGGCAGCGCGATCGACTCCGTCGCGCCCAGGTCCTCCACGATCGCCTGCACCAGCTCCGCGCGCAGGGCCTCGGTCTTGTCGAGGTCTCGGCTGTTGCTCATCCGATGTTCCAATCCCCATCCACGACGCCACCCCGCTTCGGTGCCGCCCGGGGTGGCGCGCTGGCCGGCTTCGCCGGCGTCGATGTTTCACGGGAATCATGGGCCGGCTGGCTAAAGAGGTCCTGTGGGTCCGGCAGGAGCGCTGCTTCCAGGGCTTTGAACTGCGCCTCGCGCATGGCATCGATCTTTACGGCCGGCGCGTAGGCGGCCCACAGCGCGTAGACCAGCGTATCCAGCGGCTCGTTGTAGGAGCCCTTCGGCCGGATCCACTTCTTCGCCGCCTCGTCGAAGTACTCCACCACCAGGCCCTCGAAGTACTTGGGCTCCAAGGCGCCCGGATCCGGCTTGAGCGGGTCGTACTCTTCGCCCCGCCCGCCGGGGAAACGGATCATGCGCGCGTCGATCGGATCCGGCTCACCGTCCTTGTCCGCGGCCTCTTTTGCCAGGATCGCCGACGACAGCCAGCCGTAGATGATGTGCTTGAGCACGCTGGTGCCCACGCCCCAGACACCGACGCTTCGCGCGAGTGTCTTGTCGCGGTCGTTCACCTCGGTCTTGGAGGGACGGTACACTGCGCGCTCGGACTTGTGTTCGGCGCGGCCGCGGATCAGATAGAGCGCCTGTGTGCGATAGCCCCGATCGACCTGGATCATCCGGTCGCGGCCCGAGCTCGCCACCTTCGACTGCACGAACTTGGCCGCCATCTCGGTCCAGTTGCCACCGTCGATCGCCACGGCGCGAATGTGCATCGGCCTGCCATGGACGTTGTGCCACACGCCTTGCAGGTACCGGTCGAGTTCGGCGTAGCCATCCGGCTTGGAGGGATCGCCATCGAGGATGGCGTACTCGACCACGCGCCCTCGCTGGCCACGACCCCACGCCACCACCTGGACCTCGAAGCGGTCGTGCGCCAGGTCGACGCCGGCGGTCAGGATCAGACCCGCCTCCGGGACGACGCCGGCATGGACGCCCGGCTCAGCCAGCGACTTCACGTCCTCGGCGTTCTGGGTCTTGCGCTCGCCCTCGTAGACCTCGCCCAGCACCAGGTTGGTGAAGCCAGCCAGCTTGTCCGGGTTCTTCTCGGCGGCGGCGCGCTTGTCGGCGATCGCCTTCCACGAGTCGCCAATGCCCTCCGGCGAGTAGGCGGCCCAGATGTGATAGCTCTGGTGCGAGCGCGGCGCCTCGGGATTCGTGGGCTCCCAGAAGGCGCCGTCGGGCGCAGGTGGATCGATGACGGTCCGGCAGCACACATCCGCGAAGACCAGCCGCCCCTTGCCTTCTTGGGCATGGATCACTCGCAGCGGCACCTCACCGCAGTCCGGGCAGGCACTGCGCTCGCGCAGCATGGCCTCGCGATGGTGCTCGCGTATCTCGCAGCCGTGGGCGGTGCAGGCAAAGAAGCCTTGCGGGTGCAGGTTGTCGGGCTTGAGCACCTGGTGCGCGCCGCATTCCGGGCAACGCACGCGGTAATAGCGACGGTCGCCGTCCTGGAAGTCATCGTCGATCTGGCTCGCCCCGGCAACCGTCGGCGTGCAAGCGCGGTAGCGCTTGGCACGATCGCCGTAGGACATGGCGCGGGCGGCGAGCTGTTCGGCGGCCGAGCCCTGACCACCGATATCGGTCGGCGACTCGTCGTACTCGTCGTGGAACACGAAGCGCGCGGTGCGCTGGCGCAGCTGCTTGCTCGAGTTGACCCAGATCGTCCACAGCGTGCCGCCCGGGAACTGCTTCTCGAAGGTGTTGTCGCTCTCGAGCTTGGCCTGCAGCGTCGGCATGATCGCCACGGCCGGTTCGAACTTGGACACGCTCCAGCTGCGCGCCAGGTCCTTCACCGGCTGGGCCACGATCATCGAGTCCAGGCCGCGGTCGATCACGTACCCGACCCAGTTGATCCCGACTTCCGTCGCACCGATCTGCGCCGACTTCTTGAACGTGACGTCGGTGACCCGGGTGTGCTCGCTCAGCGCGTCCATGATCTCGCGCAGGTAGGGCGTGCGGCTGGTGCGCCACTCGCCCGGCTCGGCGCCGGCGCCCTGGGCGATCTGCCGGTACTTGTCGGCCCACTGGCTGACCGTCATGCGCGCCGGGATGGTCCACCCTTCCGCCCAGGCCGCGGCGACGACCGCGCTCGCGTCAGCGAGCTGGACGTCGAAGTCGACGTCGAAGGTCTCGAGCATCATGCGGCGTCCTCGGTCGGCATGGCGCGCTTCTGCGCCAGCGCCTGGGCCGCCTTCTGCATTTCCTCGCTGATACGCGCCACCTCGTCGTTGATCAATTGCTCGCAGGCATGCGGGTCGGACTCCGCGGCCAGCTTGAGCCGGAGCTTGCTGCCCATGCGGCGCAGCCGCTCCATCGCCTGCCGCGCCAGCGTGAAGGTGTCGCGGCGGACGTCGTGCGTGCGCGTGAGCGCGCCAGAGAGCTCGCCCAGGCGCAGCTCCGCCTCGCGCGCCTTGGCGAGACGCTCGCGGCGCATGGCCTCGCGCAGATCGACCCGGTCATGCAGCGGCGCGACGGTCGCCGTGGGCACGTCGTCACCTGGTGTCGCGTCGTGCGCGTCGCGCGTGCGATCGCCGCCACGCACAGGATCGGTGGTCTCCGCCAGGAGGGCGTCGCTGGCGGCGACATCGATGCGCTTGCCATCCGGCGCCAGCTTCAACCGCCCGTCCCGGCGCATCCGGCGGACGTAGGAGTCGCTGCATCCTCGGTGCTGGGCGTACTCGGCGGTCGTCATGAAGCGGGTTTCAGCGGTCACCGGAACCCCCTGCCACCATCGGAACCCCGGAACCAATAACAAAATCAAAAACTTGCACGAGTTTCGCGGCCTCGCTACCCGCACTACCCGGCGCCCCGGGAGGACCCGCGCGCCGGGGGCCGGCGCCCCTCGCGGTGCCGCGCCCGACCGGGCCCGCCTCGCCCTGCCCGACCTCGACTGAGGTTGGGCAGGAGGTTGGGAAGCGGAAACCCTTGCGGCTGTTGGCTATTCCCAACCTACCCAACCTACCCAACCTGTTATTACACATGGGGAGAATGTAGTGGCGGACCCACTCCATACACGCGAGGGACAAAAGGTTGGGCAGGTTGGGCAATGCCCACGGCGAAAGGCCCGAGGTCGGGCAGGAGGTTGGGCAGAGGTTGGGCAGCGCGCCCAAGGTCGGGCTAGAACGGGATGTCATCGTCACCCCCTGCTGCCTTGCCAGGCGTCTCGGCGGCCGCCATCGCGGCCCAGGTCAGGCCCGGCTGCAGCCACCGTCGCTCACGGCGCCCGCCGGGCACGATACCGCGATCGTGGCGCCATCCCAACCGCTTCATGATGTTGGCCACGCGCATCTGCTCCGGCCGGCCATGCCTGGCTGCGTCCACCCCAATGGCGAACAGCAGCAGCTCATCGGTCGTGGTCCAGGTGGGCGTCTTGCCGTAGAGCCTCGATGGGTACGCTTTCTCGCCAGGGTCCCTGCCGTCGAGCCAGCGCGCCACGCGTCCCTCCCAGCTGTCTTCGAAGTAGCGCGCCTCCTGCTCGTCGCCGGCGTCATCGGGCAGGTCCCACCACTGGAAGCCGGCGCTGAACATCGCGACCGCCTCAGCCCACAGCTGGTCGCGCACGGCCTGCAGGCGGTCAAGGTCGATCTGTCCCCCGTCTTGGATCCGGACCGGTAGGAAGCGTCGGCCACCGGTGTGATCGCGCAGGTATTCGGTCTCGTTCGTGGTGCCGACGAACACGCACTCACGGCGGTAGGACCGAGGCACGCGCTCGTACGGCGCACGATACTTGTCGACGCGGCGGGTAATGGCGCCCTTCACTGCCGTGATATCGGCCTTCGTGAAGCTGTCCATCTCGGCGATCTCCACGCCCCAGCACCCCAGAATCACCTGGTAGAAGTCCTTGCCCGAGGGCGACTCCAGCGTTTCGACGTACCAGCTCGGGTTGAACAGCACGCCCATGGCCGTGGTCTTCTTCTTTCCCTGGATGCCTTCCAGCACCAGCATGAAGTCCACCTTGGCGCCCACCATGGGTTGCTTGGGGTCGAACCACAGGATGCGCGAGACGGCACTGACCATGAAACACTGGGCCGCGTGCCGGTTGTAGGCACGGTCCTCGACCCCGAACAGGTCGACGAACATGCGCTCCACGCGCGGCGTACCATCCCAATTCAGGCCTTGCAGGTATTCACGGATCGGGTGCCGCCTGTGCCGGCGGGCCACGGTGATGACCGCCTTGAGCGCCATCTCGTCGCTGACCAGCATGCTGTAGCGATCGGGCCGCTGCAGCCAGGCCGCCAGTTCGCAGGCATCCGTGTCGGTGAACTCGTCGCGGTTGCCGCCCACCCAGGGTGGATCCTTGGCCAGCACCACCTGGTTGCTCGACTCGTTCAGCCAGAAGGCGCCGGCGAAATGGTCGTCGTGCTCGAGGATCAGCATCAGGTTGTGCAAGGTGCTCTCGATGCGACCGTCGCGGTTCGTCGTCAACGCCAGGCGCCAATCGCTGTCGCCCGGCGAGCCCCCGCCTGGCGGCGTACCGCCACCGTCAATGACCTCCAGTCGCTTACGCGCCACGCTCACCCTCGCACCACGTCGATTTCAGCGACGCGGTGCGCCGCCCAGGTGGCCAGCTGGCGAGGGGTCCACCCTTCCGCCAGCGCATCGGCCAAATCCCAGCCTTTCGGCTGGCCCGCGGGGTCCACCACGCGCATCGAGCGCACCCCGGCTTGCTTGAGCAACTGGGCGACCCCGACGTGGAAGCGTCCCGCGTAATCGCGGTGGCCGAGCATGGCCTGGCGGCCGGCGTCGTCCGCATCCGGCCAGAGCACCACGTCACGCTCGGCCAAGGGCGACCAGTCGACGTACGCCACGCCCTTGCCACCGCCGGCCCAGCTGACCGACACGTACATGGGCAGCGCGTCAGCGCCAGCCGCGCGACATTTCTCGCCCTCGGACAGCAGCACGGGTGCGCCCGGGCGATCTGCCAGCGCGTCAAGGCCGAACAAGGGCCGCGGCCGGGGAAAGGATTGAATGCACCACTGCATCGCTCCGTCAGGGCCGATGCACCAGGTCACCGTTGGGGTGATCTTTCCATCCTCGAACTCGCACCGTAGGACGTAGCCGATCAGCCGACCTTGGCTGTCGCGGTAGTCGAACGCGGTCACCGGCTTGAAGCGCGAGAACTTGCCGCGCTTCACGTTCCACACCGGTACGGTCCAGCCATCGCCCTGCACCAGCTCGGGGGCGTCGTCCGGGACGGGCATCAGCGGTACCCACTTGCCGCCCGCCTGTTCAACCTGGGGCGCCCGCTGCGCGGGACGGGCCTCCGGTGAGGGGCGGAATGCATCGCCGCCCAGACGTGCGCACGCTTCCTGGAACGTGATGTCCTCATAGCGCTGCAAGAAGTCGATCACGTCGTGGTGGGCACCGCAGCCGAAGCAGTGCACGAAGCCCTTGCTGGGCGAGACATAGAAGCTGGGCGTGCGCTCGTCGTGGAACGGGCACCGTCCCTTGTACTCGCGCCCGTCCTTCTTCAGGTCGACGTAGGCACCGACGACCTGGACGATGTCGACTTGCGCCCTCAGGGCGCCGACGTCGATCCGGTTCATCGCGCCCCCTTCTTGGAGGGCATGGCGGCCTTGCGCTTCGCGGCGCGGTACTGCACCCGCAGGTAGTCGGCAATGCGCTCGCGGCAGTTGCGCGGCGCCCCGCAGTCGCTGTGGAGGCAGGCGTCCGGCAGCGCGGCAATCTTGCCGGCCCAGGTGTCCAGGGGGCCCGCCGCAATCTCGAGCGCCTTGCCCATGCAATGGCTCACGCTCACTTCGCCGGCTCCAGCGCGAGGCAGCCTTGCGGCAGGCGCCTCGCCGCATCTTCCGCGGCCCACTGCGCGCGTTCTGCCAGCGCCTGTTCGTGGGTCATGCCAGTCGCCGGCGCCCGCAGGGCATCAAGGGCTCTTGTCATGCCGTCGAGCGCACGCCCCGAAGCCGGGTGCCGCAACGGCCGGTCGCCGGCGTGGACACCTCGCGGCAGGGCGCGGCGGGCGGCCATGATCAACGGCGCCACGCCCGCTGGTGCGCGGCCGCGGCCTCTTCGCCCTTCTGGCAAGGCACGCACAGCCGCGCACCCATCGCCTGCCGCACCGCCGCGATGGGCTCGCCGCAGTCGAGGTTCTCGCAGTGGGTCAGCCCCTGCGACCGCTCGCGCCGCGCGTGCGTTCGCAAGGCGTTCTCGGTGTGCAGCTCGTTCATGGCTTGCACCTGGTCCATCTGGTCAGGCATGTGCGGCGTCCCCCTCTGGCAGCAGTGCGGTGACCTGGCGGCGCATGCCCAACAGGGCGGCCATCAGGTCGTCGGATTCGTTGAGGATTCGCTTGGCGTGCGGCAGGTCGTCGGCATTGAGCTTGCCGTCCGCCAGCGCCGGGGCCAGCGCCTCCACCAGCTGCGCGAACTCGGTCGCCAGCGCGGCCATGCCCACGGCGGGGGCATGCGGGGCGTCCTCGATTGCAGCAATGGAGAGCCGGCCCCGGCGCTTGGCCAGGTCGCGCTCGCATGCGCTCCGGTAGGCCTCCGGCAGCGCCATAACCCATGCATCCTCGAGATCAGCGGGCAGCACCTTGACGGTGCCATCCATGTAGCGGCGAAGGGTCTGACCGTTCGCCTTCATCGCCGCGAGCAGGGCATCGCCCTCCCCCAGCTTGAACGGCACGTGGCGCACGTCGGGCGCCACGGTGGCGAGGTAGTGCTCGGCAACAGCCATGGCGAAGCTGTTGGCGTTGGTGGCCGTCTCATCGAGCATGCGGCGCGTGTAGCCGTATACCACCGACTGCCGCGGCGGCAGGAAATGAGGCGCGAGCTTCATGCGTATCGCCCCATGCGACACGCACCATGGGCGTCATGACAAACATGACCGCCCTGCCCCGCCGAACTCGCCTGACCGCCTTGCGTCACTTCCATGTCGACACGGGTCCTGGCCGGCTCGTAGCAGTCCTGATCAATTGTTCCCGCGGATCCGAAGTAAGCTTGGAGAGCGCGGATATCAACCCGAAAGCGAGAAGGAGGCACTCCGATGGACAAGACACTGCACGGCCTGGGTCCGCAGAGCATTCCATTGGCCGAATTTCCAACTTGGGCAGCAGAGCGCATCCAGCTCCACGAGACGCTGCTGGCGCGCCTCTTGGGAGAGGTGACTGCGATGAAGTACGGCCTCGGCATCGTCATGGGCTGTCACCCCTCGCCCGAGAAGCTCCTAGCAGCCTGGAATCGCGCAAGGCACGACCTAGTCGACGTAGAAATGGAAGGAGGCCTGTTCCAAGGGGCCGAGTATCGAGCGGCCTTCCAGGAACAGATGTCGTACCTGACCGAAGTGATGGAGGCCGCTGCGGGGAAGGATCAATCGATTGGCGATTGACCGACTTCCGCACGATTTCCAATAGCAGCGAATGCTGTCGCTCGAGCGCATCCTCGACTTCACCGAGGTCGAAGACGTTCACCACTTGCGCCGAATCCGTGGCTGAAGGTGCCTGGACCTTCGGTTCACTCAGGGCTCGTGCGGCCGATTCTGCCAGCATCGAGAACTGCGTATCCGTGAGGTGCGCACCGCCGAAGGTGATCTGGCCGAGGATCTCGCCTGCCGGCCCTTTACGAACCAGTACGCAGCGAACGAACCCTCCAGGTTGGGAGTCCATGCCCAGCACCATTTCAGGCGGCCTCCGGCGTCGGTGCGTCCGGCGTGGGGCCGAAGACGTCGGGCTTCAGTACGAATCGGAGCTTGAGGGCGTGGCGCTCTTGGATCGGCCCCTCAGGCCACTGGTAGACGGCGGATGGCGTGATCCGGAGCGCGTTTGCGAGCGCGGAGGCATTGCCTCCGTAAGCGGCAATCGCTTCAGCCTTTGAGATGGGCGGCATGTCCATGGGCAACGAGTATAAGCATGCTTATACGCTGCATGCAAGGGCGCTTACATTGGCTCCCTATAAGCTCGCTAACATGACTATGACCCTGGGCGAACGGCTCACGCATGCACGCGTCGAGTCTGGCTACAACGAACCTGCGATCGCCGCTCACAAGGCGGGCATCTCGCCGTCTGCGCTCTATCAACTCGAGGACGGCACGACGAAGTCGCTGAAGGGGACGACTGCCGTGCAACTCGGGAGGGTCTACACCGACTTCCGGATCGAGTGGCTCATTGACGGAAGCGGCCCCGCCAAGCGAGAGCGCATCGGTGTCGCTGACGAGCCCGCCACTTACGTCGCAGGTTCAGAGACACCCGTTGGATACGTTCGTCTCCCGCTACTGAACATGGAGGGGGACATGGGCTATGGCACCTACAGCGACGAGCAACCCGACGTCGTGAAGTTCCTGGACGTCGCCGAATGGTGGGCGCGCCAGAACCTCCCGCGAGACCTGGACCGCGTCAAGCTGATCAGCTCGCGTGGCGACAGCATGGCCGGTGTGATCAATCACGGCGACGTGGTCTTCGTCGACACCGGCATAGATCACTACGAAGGCGAAGGCATCTACGTCTTTAACTGGCAGGGCCGCGCCCTGATCAAGCGTCTCGTCCCCAATTTGCGGACGGGACGACTTCAGATCCAGTCCGCAAACCCGGCATACCCGCCCGAAGACGTCGCGCCAGAAGAAATCGAGCAACTACACATTGCCGGCCGGGTGGCGGCTTGGTGGACACTCCGCAACTTCTGATCTGGTGATCTCAGGCATAGGCCTGGCGGCCTGCCTGAGAACTTAGGCTCAAAGCCGACTACTTCTGTTGAGCTGCCAACAGTTCTTTGGCCGCCTCTCGGATAGCGCCGATGACACCTGCACCGACGAGGAACACCGCCCAAATGAGGAAGGTGACGCCGGCGAGGATCTCGTGAATCGCGCTCTTCGCCCCACCGAGTAGAAGCACGCCGCCGAAGAACGCGGCCAAGGAAATTAGCAAGAAAAGAATCTGCACTTCGGTCTCCCCCTGAGGCTGAATGCTCGACGATAGCAACGCCAGATATAAGCCCGCTTGCATGTCATGATGTAAGTGTGCTTATATTTTCCCTGCCGGCTCCCCCTAGGACCGGCAGGGCACCCGCCCCGGCCGACCCGATGCGGCCATAGGCGGACAGAGCCGGGCCCGGCGCGATCTCCCCCCGCGCCGGGCCCGGCCGCCCTTCATCTCCGATGGAGGCGCACATGTTCGACACTACCGACACCCGCGATCTCGAGGCCCAGCACCAGGCGGTGCTGGCGGCCCTCCCCCTCCCGATGGTCCCCGCCTGCGTGCGCGCCGTGCTGCGCACCACGGCCCGCGACCACATCTACGCCGAGGCCCACCGCAAGTCGGGCCAGGCGCAGCACCGTCTGCGGCACAACCGCCGCGGCAACCGGCTCCACCGCACCGCCCTGCGCACCGAAGCGCTGGCGGCCGAGCTGCTGGCGGAGGTGCGCTGATGGCCACCGTCATCCCGCTGCGCCCAATCGAGAACGCACTCGCGCAGGCCAACCGCCTGCCCTCCCCGCCCGACCGCCGCGCCTGCATTCGCGCCGTCCTGGCCGAGCTCAAGGCCGGCCGCAACGGCCAGGCCGTCGCCTTCCAGCTGCAGCGCACCCGGCACCACCTGGCGTCTCTGCAAGGCGGTGCGGCATGAGCGGGCATACGCCAGGGCCTTGGGCATGGGAGACAACTCCAAGCGGCGAAGTGCGCCTGCAGACCCCGGATCGGGGAAAGCTCTATGTGATGGGTTTCGCCAGGCAGGGTATGCAAGGGGCGCAACCAAGGTTTGCCCTCTGGGGCCACGGCGAGCGTGGTCGCCGCGGCGGGATCATGCATGACTTCGCTGACGCAGGCGGCGCAGACCATCCCGACGCGCGCCTGATCGCTACCGCACCTGATCTTTATGCATTCGCGCGTTCGTTCATCGACAAGATCGACGAGTTGGATGGCGAGCCTGGCCCAGGCATGCGCTGGCAAAGGGAGTACGCCACGGCAAAGGCCTTGATCGCTCAAATCGAAGGCGGTGCGTCATGACCCCCATGGACATCAAGCGCGAGTTCGCGTCCTTGGGGCCGGTACGCGAGCAGAGCGACCGCGAGTGGCTGCGGCTCTTCGGCGGCAACCCGCCGCCCGCATGGCCGCCTCAACCCACGCCGGCGCAAGCGCAGGATGGTGCGCGATGAGTGCCCGCCTACGCGCCTGGGCCGACTACTGGGTCCGCCTGACGGCCGCGTGGCTGGCCGACTGGTTCGATCTGGTGGCCGCCGACACCTGCCACACGATCGCCGGCCGACTGCGTGGGTGGGCGTCGCGATGACCGTCCTGATCACCGCCTACGTCTGCCTGTGCCTGGGCTTCTGCCTCGGCATGCGCACCGCCGCCGGCTTCTTCCACCTGGCGAACCGCAAGACCTCGACCGGAGGCCTCTGACCATGATCCAGCAAAGCCGTCCGCTCCCGGCGGACATCCCCACCTGCGTCCCGGGCCACCGCCCGCAGCTCGTCGAGACCCGCGGGGCCCCGGCGGGCCATCGCGTGGGCGCGCCCTGCCCGCCCCACTTCCACATCGAGTGCCACCGCTGCCGCGTGGCCACGGTCCCCTCGCCCAGCCGCGCCATCACCGAGCTGCGCTGGCGCGACCCGATGGGCCACATCCCGCTGTCCGACCTGCCCCGCGTGCGTGAACGCATTGCGGCGGTCGTCGCCGCCGCTGCCTGATCCCGAGGTTCCCATGACGACACTCCAGAGTCTGTCCCTGCTCCAGCGCCGCGCGCTTCTCGCAGCCCTGGCATCGCCCTCCCACAGCTTCACCCGGCAACGCGCCGGCTACGTCGCCGCCGGCGCGTACCCGAAGGCCAACCGCAGCCAGCCGCTGCAGGTGGAGACGTTCACCAAGCGCCTGATGCTGATGCTCGAGCGTGACTACCTGGTCGAGTCCGACCAGCCGGGCTTCCCGACCCGCTTCGCCCTGACGGCCAAGGGCCTGCAGCTGGCGCAGGCGATCGCCGAGGCGACGAAGGGCCCGCAGGCAGGTGCCGCATGATCCAGAAAGCTGCGTCCGCGCTCATCACCTGGGCCCGCCAACGTAAGCCGGACTTCGTGGTCGGCGGCGTCGAACAGCCCTACCTGCTGCGTTGGTTCCTGATCCCGCGCAATCCAGTGTTCAACGTCTACCTGCACTGCTTCCTGCGTGACGACGACGACCGTGCCCTACACGACCACCCATGGCCCTGGTGCAGCATCCTGCTGAGCGGTGGCTACATCGAGCACACGATTGCCGCAGGCGGCATCCATCGCCGCCGCGAGCGTAGCGCCCCCAGCATCAAGCTGAGCGGGCCACGCCGGGCGCACCGGATCGAGCTGCTGAAGATCCGCGACTTCGTCGCGAGCCAGCCCGGCAATGACACGCCAATCTCGTGCTGGACTCTGTTCATCACGGGGCCTCGCCTCCGTACCTGGGGCTTCCACTGCCCGGAGCGCGGCTGGGTGGACTGGCGCGAGTTTACTGATCCCAACGACAAGGGGATGACCGGACCGGGTTGCGGCGATCAGTCGGCGGAGCGCCAGGCATGACTACCGGCAAGCCAACCACCGCAGGCCGTGTGCGCACCTTCATAGCGGGCCGTGCGAACGGCGCCACCACGCGCGAGGTGCATCGCTTCCTGGTGGGAGAAGGCCCGAGCCGGACAACATCCTCAATGCTGGCCACCATGGTCAAGCACGGAAAGCTGGACAAGCGCGGCAACCGGTTCTTCACCAATGCCGCCAGCTTCGTCGACCGCCGCAGCGGCATGACCGTAGCCACGCCGAAACCTGAGCCCAAGCGCGTCGCGCTGGCGCTGCGCGCGGGAGAGGTCGCCGCGTCGACCAGGGCTGCGCCCAACCGCCTCCAGACCTCGCTGGCGGCGCCGCTCGCCACCGTCCGCGACGCCGCGCCGACCGTCGCGACGATGTGCTCGGCCGTCGAGGTCAAGAAGCCTCTGCGCGACACCCTCGCGCGCGATGTCGACGCCTTCCTGGCGCGCGGCGGCCGCGTGCAGACCTTCGCCATGGGCGAGACCGCCCACTCAATCGCCGAGCGCGAGCGGCAGGCCCAAGCCTTCCGGCGTGAGCGCAGCGAGATCCATCCCACGAAACGCGGCAAGCGTGCCGCCTGAGGACTGCCCATGTTCAACACGCACGACGCCGCGACTAGCGGCCCCGACCAACTCGACGCCCTCGCCGACCAGACCGAGGGACAGGGCCTGCAGGTCAGCGCCGAAGGCCTTCGTACCCTCGCGCGCGAGTGGCGGCGCGACCAGCACGCCCTGCAGGCCGCCGAGTCCAGCCTCGCGATCGCCGCCAAGCCCGAGCGTCTCCTGGCCCAGCTCGGTCGCGGCCGCAGCCACGCCATCACCCCTTCCAGCCGCTGAGGTCACCATGAACGCACAGGACGAGTACACCGATCTGCGAGCTGCCGCCAAGCGCGGCGCCCGTATCCAAGCCTGGCACCTGAAGCCTGGCGCTGTCTCTTCGGCCCAGGGCCACTGGGTGACGCTGCTGTCCACCCCGGAGCCGGCCTTCAGCTGCCCGGCCCATCTGTACCGCGTGCACCCGAACGACGTGGCGGAGGTGCCGGCATGAACGCCGTCGCTCCGCTCGCGCGCCCCGAAGCGGCGTCACTGCAGCGCATCGCGCTGGCCCACCTGCAGTTGTCACCGCTCAATGCCCGCAAGACCCAGGGCGAAGGCGTCGAGAACCTGGCCGCCAGCATCGAGGCGCACGGCCTGCTGCAGAACCTCACGGTCCTGCCGACCGATGAAGCGGGCACCTTCGAGGTGATCGCCGGCGGCCGCCGCCTCGCGGCCCTGCAGCTGCTCGACGCCCAGGGTCGCCTGCCGGCGACGCTGCGGGAGATCTCCTGCCTGGTGGTCGACGACGCCGACATCGCCGTGGAGGCATCGACGGCGGAGAACACGCTGCGCGAGGCCATGCACCCGGCCGACGAGTTCGACGCGTTCCGCCGTATGATCGACGCCGGCAAGCCGATCCCGGACATCGCCGCCCACTTCGGCGTCGCCGACCGCGTCGTCCGCCAGCGGCTGAAGCTGGCCAACGTCAATCCGGACCTGGTGCAGGTCTACCGCGACGGTAGGATGACGCTCGAGCAGCTGCAGGTGCTGGCGCTGACCGACAACCACGACCTGCAGAAGCAGGCTTGGGGCAAGAACCGCCAGGACTACGAGCGGAGCCCCTACCAGCTGCGCCAGTTCCTCACCCAGAGCGACGTGTCGGCAGACGAGGCCCTCGCGAAGTTCGTGGGGCTGGAGGCCTACGAGCAGGCCGGCGGAACCGTGCGCCGCGACCTCTTCAGCGATCGCGCCTGGTTGACCGACCGGGCCCTCTTGGACCAACTGGCCATGGATCGCCTCGAGCAGGCCGCACAGGCGCTGCGCGACGCGGGCTGGTCGTGGGTCGAGGCGCGCATCGACCTGGACTACGCGACACGTGCCGAGTTCCCGGCTGTCGATGATCGCGGGGTCGAACTCACACATGCGACGCCCGAAGACGCCTCGCGGGAGACCGAGATTGAGGCGCGCCTCCAAGCCCTGGACAAGGGTGAGAAGGATGACGGGGAGAACGAGTACTGGGACCTTCAGGAGGAGCTCGACGAGATCGCCGCGCGCAAACGCGAGATCTGGCCCGAGCGGATCATGGCGCAGGCAGGTGCGCTGGTCACGGTCGGTAGCGGCGGTGTCGCGATCACCTATGGCCGCCTGAAGCCCGGCGAGAAGCTGGGCAAGAGCGGCGCGGTCACCGGCGGGGCCGATCCGAGTGCGCCGGCCAAGCCGAAGGCACTGACGCTCAGCGCGGCCGTCCTGCGCAACCTCAGCGCCCATCGCAGCGAAGAGGCACGCCACCACGTGAGCCGGGACCCCCAGCTCGCGCTGGCGCTGCTGGTCGACCGCTTCGCCTCGGACCTGGCCGGCAATTTCAGTCACGCGCGACTCCTCACCGCGACCGGGGGCCGGGGCGCCGATGCCGCGGCGATCGCGCCTGACAACTACAACGCGCTGCGTCCCAAGAGTGAGGCGGCGGAGGCCTGCCGCAAGAAGATGCCCCGCGCCAAGCGACTGACATGGCTGATCAAGCAACCGCAGCAGGACCTGCTCGACATGCTCGCCGACCTGGTCGCCCAGAGCTTCGATGGCATGACCGACCACGAGCGTGGCCACGCCGGCGTCCAGGAGCTGCATGAGGCCATCGGCTTCGAGATGGCGGAGCGATGGAACCCCGGCTGCGACAACTTCGTGGCCCGCGTTCCGAAGCCCTACCTGCTGGCAGCGATCGCCGAGGCCAAGGGCAAGGACGTCGCCAAGTCGCTCGAGGGCCTGAAGAAGGGCGAGCTGGCGGCCGAGGCAGCCAAGCTGCTGGCTGGTACCGGCTGGCTGCCCAAGACGCTGCGCGGCCCGAGCTACGGCAACGCGGCGAAGGGCAAGGCCACCAAGAAGCCGACCAAGAAGGCCGCCAAAGCGCCCGCCAAGAAGCGCGCCGCGGCTGCCAAGCCCAAGGCCAAGAAGGCGAGCAAGGCCGCGTGAGCACGCCGCAGCTCGACCTGTTCGCCGCGCCTCCGCCGGCGCCGCCGGCGGAGGTTCAAGCGCCTGCCCATGGCGTCACGTACAGCGTGGTCCCCAAGGGCGAGCGCTTTGTCATCAACTGGCACTCAGGAGACGCCCACGGCGTGGTCGGCGGCATCTACGCCTCGGTCCAGGAGGCCGAGGCCTGCATTGCGTTCCGCATTGAGCTCAAGGCCGCCGGCATCCAAGACCCACGGCCGTGGATGCGCGTGCCACCGGAAGGGCCTATCACGTGAGCCGATCCGCCTCCCGTCGCTGCCTGAACTTCGCCGTGAACCGCATGACGGACGCGGCGCTCGCCGCGAACATCGCCGACCTCGCCAAGCGGATACCCGCCATGCAGGCGCTGCTGGCGGCCGCGCGCCGCGAGAAGTCCAGGCGCGGTAAGCGACAGCGCGCCGCCGGCGTCGACCAGGGAGACGGGGAGTGAGCAGCCGCGCTCCCTACAACGACGACGAGATCGAGACCGTGCGCATCAACTACGCGGACTGGCCGAACTTCCTGATCGCGTACGTCGTCGGCCGCTCGGTATCGAGCGTGCACTACCTAGCCAACAAGCTCGGCTTGCGCAAGGGGCCGGGCTTCCACCGCAATCCGCACGCCCACCTCTGGGCGACCTGGGCACGCCCGAACGCCGTGGCCTGCCGGTTCAAGCGCAACCATGTGCCGCACAACAAGGGCGTGCGACGTCCGCCAGGTTGGGCGCCGGGTCGAATGGCCGAAACCCAGTTCAAGAAGGGACACCGCGGCGGACGTGCAAGGGAGGTGTACCAGCCGATCGGCGCCACTCGAATCTCAAAGGACGGCTACCTGCAGCGCAAGGTCAACGACGACATGCCGCTCCAGCACCGCTGGCGCGCCGTGCACGTGCTGCTGTGGGAGGAGCACCGCGGACCGGTGCCGCCCGGCCACCAGGTCGGTTTCCTCAACGGCGACAAGTCCGATATCCGGATCGAGAACCTCGAGCTGGTGAGCCAAGGCGAGCGCATGCGCCGCAACTCCATACACAACCTGCCCGCGCCGTTGAAGCGGGTGATACATCAGCGCGCCGGCCTGGTGCGCTCCATCAACCATCGCCGTCGGAAGACCACGCCATGACCCACACCGTTGAAGAGCTTCGTACCGCTCTGTTCGAGACCCTGGACCAGCTGCGCAACGACAAGATCAGTCTCGAGAAAGCCAAGGGCGTCGCCGATGTCGCCCAGACCATCATCAACTCGGCCAAGGTCGAGGTGGACATGATCAAGGCCGTCGGGACGAAGCGCCTGCGCCCCACCGGCTTCGTCGGTGAGCTCATCGAGCACGACCCCGGCCGGCCCACCATCCAAGGATCCGCGACGCAGCCCGTGGCTGGCCGCGGCCTGCCGCCGGTGGGGCCGCGAGGGGCTATCTAGATGTCTGAGCACGCAGCACCTGATGTCGTCGCAATCCTGGCGGCGATGGTCGAAGGCGAGCGTTGGCTATGCGCTGACGCAGCAGCGGCATACCTTGGCCAGATGCCGCGCAAGACGTTCTTGGAGTTCGCAGCGAAGCCTGGCTTCCCCGCGCCGGCGAGGATCGGCAAGCGGCGCGTGTGGAGGAAGTCGGAGCTGGACGACTGGGCGGAGAAGCTGCGAGCCCGCCAGCAGCGCGAGAAGGCCGCCTAG